ACGCTTAAAAGAAAGAGTTCTTCTACAAGAAGAAGCTACAGATGAATCTTCAGTAAGAGTTCAAGAAATGTTGAAATCTATTGACAGGCTTTCTGATGAAAGAATTAAAAATCTTCAAGATATGGAATCTATGAGTAAAAATTTACAAGAAAGAGATAATAAATTTGAAGGCGGGTCTATGCTTGTTCCTCCCGAAAGAGAACAATATAGTTTAGGAGGAGCATTAACTAAGTTAGGTAAGCTTGCTTCTAAAAAATTAGACGAGGCTCAAGGTGTTACTGAAAAAACTGCTGGAAGAACCTCAGAAGATAGAGGAGTAGTTGTAGGAAAAGATCGTACAAAAGCTTATAAAAATACTGAGCAAGTAAAAGGCGCGGCTGTAGGAAGCTTACTTAGTGTGGGAGCCGCTAAAGCATGGGAAGATGAAAACGATAAAAAACCTACAAAGAAACAAGCTACTGCTTTTGAAGAAGCTTTTAGTTCTGCACACAATGCAGGAGAAGAAACTTTTATATTTAAAGGAAAAGAATATAATACTGAAGTTAGAAAAGGAAAAGCTGTAGGCGGCAAGTTTCCTGATCTTACAGGTGATGGAGAAGTTACACAAGCTGATATATTAAAAGGAAGAGGAGTCTATCAAGAAGGAGGAGAAGCTTCTATGCTTGTCCCGCCTGAAATGCCAGTAGATACTTATCCTAACATAGCTCCTGAAGATATGGCAGAAGTAGAAGCTTCTCAACAACCTGATAATGTAATGGAAGAAGAATACGAAAATTTTATTATGACAGAAGCTATAACACCAGAAGAACAAGAATATTTAACTGTAGCTTTAAATTCTGATCCTAGATTAGAAGAAATTTTTGATAAAATTTTAAATATAGCATCTGAATTTTCAGGAGCAGGAGAAGTTGAGGGGCCAGGCACGGGCGTGTCGGACTCTATTCCTGCTAGACTATCAGATGGTGAGTTTGTAATGACCCGTAAAGCTACAGATCAAATAGGCGCAGATAATCTTCAAATGATGATGGACGATGCTGAACGAGCTTATGATGGGGGATTACAAAAAATGGCGTTTGGAGGACTAACTGATAGCGGAATGTCTGAAATCGAAGAAGAAGACGAAGAGTCTGTTATTCGATCTAGGATGATAAGCGCAGATAGTATGCCAAGCAACAAAAGGAGATAAGGCTACTTCTTAATTGAACCCCTTATTATTTTTTAAACTTGACGGCTACCTTAAATTTTCAAGCCCCTAATACTTTGCAACTATTATGGCTACCTTGAAAGACTTTTAAGCCCCTGAAGGAGAACGACTATGACAAAAGAAAATGTAGAGCCAACACCTAATCCATACAACGCGAGAAAAGAGTGGCATCATGCAGACGCTCCTGATCGCGGAAACGCGAATGGATTGTTTTACGAAACTCGGCAAGAAGAAGAGAATCAGGCTACCTTTGAAAAAGCCCCTGAAACTCAGAAAAGAACAAACTATAAAAAACGGTATGACGATTTAAAAAAACATTATGATGAAAAGATTTCGTCTTTTAAACAAAGAGAGCTAGAACTTTTAGCACAGGCACAACAGGCAGAACCTGCCTACCGCCCACCTAAAAGTGTCGAAGATCTAAAAGCGTTTAGAGAACAAAATCCTGACTTATATGAAACTGTTGAGTCTGTTGCACATTTAAGAACACAAACAGCAATGGAAACAGTCCAACAAAAATTGTCGGCTCTAGAACAAAGGGAAAGACACCTTGCAAAAAAAGAAGCTGAAACAACTTTGCAACGTAGGCATCCTGATTTTGAAGATATTAGAGGCGATGAAAATTTTCATAATTGGGCAAAACAACAACCAGTAGAAATTCAAAACTGGATTTATAAAAACCCAGATAATGTTGAGTTAGCCGTTAAAGCTATTGATCTTTATAAAACCGAGAAAGGTATAGCTACATCTAAAAAAATGTCACAGTCGCAGACCAGAGGAAATGCGGCAGATTTTGTATCTACTAAAACAACTTCAGTAAATACAAATGAACCAAGAGTCTGGTCACAACGGGAAATCGCTAAGATGTCTATGCGTGACTTTGATAAATTTGAAGAAGAAATAGATCAAGCCATTGCAGAAGGCAGAATGCGACCATAACTTAATGTCTTTTAATGGAGTAATATAACATGGCTTTTAACGTATCAGACCAACTGTTTGAACAAAGCACCGATACTAACGGTAACTTTGGTAATTCAGTAGCAGGACAAACTAACAGCTTTTTCTTACCACAGATTTTTTCTAAGAAAGTTCTTAATTTCTTTAGGAAATCTTCGGTAGCTGAAGCAATCACTAACACTGATTATGCAGGCGAGATTTCTGCCTTTGGCGATTCTGTAAAGATCATCAAAGAGCCAGTAATCACTGTCGTTAATTACGAACGCGGTGCAGACATCACTAAAACAGCTTTGACAGACCAAGAAATTACTTTGGTTGTTGACGTAGCTAACGCATTTAAATTTATTGTAGATGACATTGAAACTTCTATGTCTCACGTTAATTTTAAAGAAGTTGCTACATCTTCAGCGGCTTATGCTCTTCGAGATGCTTTCGATGCAGGCGTAATTGCTAAGATGTTTGCAGGCGTTGCCGCTTCAAGCCCTAATCATATCTTAGGTTCTGACAATGCAACTGATATTGCCGCAGGCACTTTTGACGGCACTGGTAATCTTGACATTGGTTTTGGAACTAGCGAACATGATCCTATTGACGTTATTTCACGAATGGCTCGACTACTTGATGAGCAAAACGTACCCGAAGAAGGTCGTTGGTTCTTAGCAGATCCTGCATTTTACGAAGTTTTAGTGCAGAGTTCTTCTAAGCTATTATCAGTAGACTACAACGCAGGACAGGGTTCAATCCGCAATGGATTGATTAGCTCTGGAAAGCTTCGTGGTTTTGACATGTATAAAACAAATAACATTGCCGCGACTACTAATGCCGCAGGTAAAGTTATTGCAGGTCACATGTCTGCTGTTAGCACCGCTCAAACAATTGTTAACACAGAAGTTATGCGAGATCCAGATAGCTTTGGTGATATTGTTCGCGGATTACACGTATATGGAGCTAAAGTTCTTCGTCCTGAAGCACTTGTGTCTGCATTTTACGGTATCGACTAATCTAGCAATACTTAGAGATGAGGGGTGTAAAAGCCCCTCTGATCTTTAAGAGGACTAAATATGCCACAAGTAGGAACAAATGAAAAGCCAATGATGATCTCTAGCAATCCTAAAGGTAAAATTTTAGGAAATACAGGAAGTTGGTATAAGCCAGAAAATAAAACAAAATATGATATTAACTACGATAAAATATTTGGAGGTGATCGCAATGTCAATGGGGAAAAAAACTTACGGAAATAAAATGAGCCGCGATAAAAAAATGATGGGTAGTAAAATGAAGTATGGACATGGCGGCGGGGCCAGTCAAAACTCAGTTAATTCAGCAATGAAAAATAAAAAACGTGTAGAAAAAATGTCAGGCGGTATAATGGGATTTAATACAGGCCCAGTATAAATATTTTAATATATTAAAAATATAAAGGCGCAATAAATTATGGCTACAACTTTTTTAAAAATAACAAATGAAATTTTACGTGAAATAAATGAAGTAGAGCTTACTTCTACTTCTTTTTCTTCTTCAGTAGGAATACAAACACACGTAAAAGATGTTATTAATAGAGCATATTTTGATATTGTTAATGAAGAACCTCAGTGGCCTTTTTTGTCTTTAGCAGAAAGTGGTGAAACAGACCCGATGTACGGAAACACATTTATTGAAACAGTCGCAGGTACTCGTTGGTATGAGCTAAAACCTGCAAGCTCGTCTATTACTACAGATTATAATTATATAGATTGGGATAATTTTTATCTAACAACTGTTGGAGTTTCAGGAGAAACCGCTCCTTACGAAAGCTGTAATTTAAAATTTACAACAATAGAAGAATGGAAAGATTTTTATAGAGTAAGTGAAAATTTAGATGACTCAGATGCTCAACAGTATGGAACTCCTAAACGTGTAATTAAGAGTCCAGATAATAGAAAGTTTGGACTTAGTGCTATACCAGACAAAGTGTATAGGATTTGGTTTTTTGCTTATGTACAGCCCACAGCATTATCAACACATTCAGATACTATAGTATTTCCTGATGTATATAGTTCTGTTCTTTTAAATAGAGCTAGATATTATGTACATCAATTTAAAGATAATGCTCAAGCGTCGGCTTTTTCAAATGAAGATTATAAAAAAGGTTTAAGAAACATGAAAGCTAGTTTAATGACACCAGCACCTTTTTATATAAAAGATGATAGGACGGTATATATTTAATGTCACGTTCACAACCTTTTGGCTTATCTTGTAAAGGCGGTTTAAATACTAATTTAAATCAGTTTGAGATGTTAGCACAGCCAGGACTTGCTACAGATTTAGAAAACTTTGAGGTTGATGCAGACGGCGGCTACCGTAGAATTAATGGCTTTACTAGGTTTGGTAACGCTAATCCAAACAGCGATAACCCTATTTTAGGTTTGTTTGTGTATGCTGATGGTTTAATAGCTACATCAGGAACAAACATTTATTTTACATTAGACGGAAGCACTTGGTTACAAATAAACAAAGCAAGTGTAGCAGGAAGCGGAGACAACTACTCAACTTTTAATGGCCGCTCAACACTAGCAAGAACTACTCAAGGACAGTGTAGTTTTGCACTTTATGAAGGTGACACAACTTACGGCGAATTAATTATTGTTGACGAGTCTTCAGCTACGAAGCCTTTTTATTTTAAAATGACGGGAACAGGCGCACTAAGTAATAGAACTTACTTTGCGGCAGAAATAACAGTATCAGGTTCTGTGTTCCCTACAGCCTGCACAGTACACGATAGACACTTAGTAGTAGCAGGAGACACAAATAAACCTAATACTATTTTTTATAGTGGAACAGATGATATAGATAGTTTTTCTAGTAGCGGTTCAGGAAGTAT